TCTTATGAGTCTTCACGATTCACCATTTGCGATGAAAGAATCTGAAGAAATCATAGAACTTCAGGAGAGACTGAGGTTTCTTCAGGACATCGTCAACACCATGACAGATGAAGATGACTTAGATGAAGACTTTTCATCAGACTTCATGCACACATTGTATGCGTTGATTGAAAAACAACTCATCATTGTCACTCGATTAAAATTATCCGAAGATGATGTAGATAAGTTTATGTTAGAAACTCTGAATGAAGATGCCAGAAATGAAGGTATGCCTGTCGGCACTGACCTCTATACATACCTCCTTCATAGACGAAGAGATATTCTTGACAAGATCGCCGAGATGGAAGGGGAAGACCTTGACGAACCGGTAGATCTAGATTAGAATAGTATTACCTAGTCCATAGCCGAAGACTCAAAACTCTTGCCAATTGTACCCTATCAATCCTACGAATCTTATGTCGTTTTCAAGTCTAAAGAAGAACAAAGCCTCCGTGTTCTCTCAGCTCCAAAAGCAACTGGAGCAATCCACCAAAGTCGGTACCGTTGATGAACGCTTCTGGCGTCCAACTACTGACAAAGCAGGTAATGGTTTCGCCATCATTCGTTTCCTTCCTGCCGTCGAAGGTGAAGATATGCCCTTTGTGAAAATGTACTCCCACGCCTTTCAAGGCACTGGTGGTTGGTACATCGAGAACTCCCTTACTACCCTCGGTCAGAATGACCCACTGGGTGAATACAACCGTGAGTTGTGGAACTCCGGTGACGAAAGCCTGAAGGAACAGGTCCGTAAGCAGAAGCGTAAGTTGCAATACTACTCCAATGTTTATATCGTAAAAGATCCTGGCAACCCCGACAATGAGGGTAAAGTATTCCTGTTCAGGTATGGTAAGAAGATCCATGACAAAGTTATGGATGCCGTGAATGGTGACCAACTGGAAGGTCGTGATGGTATCAACCCATTCGACTTCTGGACTGGTGCCGATTTCAAACTCCGTGTGAAGAAAGTAGCAGGTTATCCTAACTACGACTCTTCTGAGTTTGCTCCTCCAGCAACACTGGAAGACCTCGATGATGCCCAGTTAGAGTCTATCTGGAATCGATCACATGGTCTGTCAGCCCTTGTTGCAGCTGACCAATTCAAGTCCTACGACCAACTAAAGAACAGGCTCGACCTTGTTTTGGGTCGTACCTCATCGGCTCCAGCACCCTCTGCTCCCACACAACCAGCTCCAGTAGCTGCCCCTAATGTGTCAGCAAAGCCCGTGTTTGAACCCACCCCAGTAGAAGAATCAGTGAGTAAAGCTGGTGAAACTACAGATGAAGGTGACGATGTTATGGACTACTTCAAGAAATTGGCTGAAGAAGGATAATACTAAGGGGTCTCACGACCCCTTTTTTATTAGTCTTGTTTCCTCTGTTGAACCGAACTTCTCAGAGCGTTAGAGATATCAGTATCACTCTTCTGATTTTCTAGTTTCCTATAATAGTTACGAGTATCTCTCTGAATGTCCCAGATATATCGTTTATCTACGATCTGAATCTGGGATTTTCCATTGTTTAATCTAGTCTCATAAAGATAATTAGTAACAGCAACTGGATAGGCAACTAGTCTGGTTACATCATCATATTGATACTCGGCAGACCAGGTTTCATCAACATACATTCCACCAGGAATCATAAGTAAACCCTGTTCGTTATATTCTTCTTGAGTCTCATAGTGATGAGGCAGTCCTGCAATTTCTTGACCACCATACTTCTTTAAAATATACTCATCTAAAGCCATATATGACAGAGGCCACTGACTACTATAGTCTGTAATATCATTGACCTGAAGAATCATCCAATAGAATTGCTCTTCACCATACTCCTTATAAGCAATCTGGTCTGGTCTCTCTCCATCCTGAACAACATAATCCACATATAAAGTATCAGTTCTTTTAACATCCTTTCTGATACGAAGCAATCTAAAGTAATCTTTGATTACAATATCATTAGTCCGACCTGCTTTGTTAATAGAAACAGAGTAAGTAAGGTCAGGAAGATTAGAGAAATAAGTCGGCGTAGACATTAGAAACCACCTCCTAGTGGATTTGTCTGATGATCTTTTCTAGTAATAACTTCAACTTCATGAAAGTTTAGTTGGATGTCTGTTCTAATTGGGTATCCATTGTCGAAGGTGGCGTGCATATCCAGACCGGCATTATACTGAACACCGATATTTGTCATAGCAGACCTCTTAAACTTATTCATCCAGGTAGAACCAGCACCACCATACTTAACAGACCAGACTGCAGGAATCTTATACTTGGTTCCTTGATCCTCAGGAGTACTCCATACCTTAAAGTTTAAAAGAATCTGACTGACGGTAGCTGCCTCCATTTCATCCTTAGGAATGAAAGAAAAGTTTAAACCAAAACTTCTCAGACCTGGTCCTTCATAAAGAAGTTCAATGTTAGGGTTGAAGACTTCTCCTCTGGAGTATGCCATCATTTGGTTGGCAGATGTTCCAACTATTTGACTAGCTTTTGATATAATACCCTGTCTTAAAGCATCGGGAAGCTTCCCTACATTATTACCTGCTGCTTGAAGTCCATTCATTATTCCATAACCACCACCGAGACCCCCACCAATGCCATCGCTGGCACCACCAACAACTCCTGCGGCAATATCCCTCTTGATTTCACCAAGAGGGCCCTGAAAGGCTTGCTTCTCCCATTGTTGTCCATTCTGCATTGCCGGTGTAGAGTTTGGCATATACAAAACAATGGGTGGTCCCACAGCCGGACCATTACCGCCGCCTGCATTAGACCTATATTCGTGTGGGGTCAGAGTAATAAAATCACCACTCCGAACTTCCGATGGATATCTAAGCATGTCAGTTACTCTTGATAGATTTAATAGGAAATTTCATCATATCATTCAATTCTTCATCATGTATTTGATGAATGTTAGTTAATACTTCCCTCCAAGTGTATCGTCTGGACTCCTCCCAATGGAAGTTGTAACCAGTGAAGCCCCATGGGAATACACTGGTGCAGACAATGAAAGGATACTGATCGTATTGAATTCCTTTCGTCTTTGCTTTATATACAAACACATAATATTTATCAGGTAATGGAACAATCTCACTCGGAGAAAGATTATCCATCAACAACTTCATATTATATGTTGGGTTACTGGATGTCCTCTTCATCAGAGGCTTTACCCTGTTCATGCCGTTTCAGTTCTAGGATTAGCATTCATGCTGTAACTCTCAAACATAAACGAGACATCGAATGTAGCATACGAGTCTGTCCTATCGGATCCCAAAGAGATAGATCCTAGTGACATAGGAAAGGCATTAATAAATTCAAACTCAAGAACTTTGTTATATTGATTTTCATAACTGGGGCCATTCGGAAATGATATACCTCTCTGAGATGACGGAAGTTCCAGTTTAGACAGAGTGATAGGAGCAACAATTCTTCTATAAAAAGACATCCTTTGTGTCCTATTCACACCAGTCTGGTTGGCACCGAGAGGAGTAGTAGTATCAAGCCAATTCCTTAAAGATTTGTAGGCATTATAAGTCTTGTCTGCAATCAGTGTGAGGGTAAGTGGCTTACCATATAACATCTGTGTGGGTTGGTCTCTCACGATACCCATATACTCATGACCATTAGCGGTGATGGTATTGACAGAAGTCTCAGGCAGAGAAACAGAAACACAATATAAGCCAACATACTCATTCGTAAATGGGGTGACACCCCTATCACCAAAAACTGGAAGATTAACAGAATATAATGTGGGTCTTGACAACCCCCTACTTAGGAGTGCCTGTGCTCTTGGATATGACATCCCAAATAAATATGCTTGTGGAAGTATTTATCAGGTATGTCGAAGACTCTACAAGGAAAATTCAGACCCAGAAACCCAGAGAAGTATAAAGGAAACGCAGGTAACATACTCTTTAGGTCATCTTGGGAGATGAAGTTCATGCACTATTGTGACCTAAACGAATCAATACAATCTTGGCAGAGTGAAGAGAAGGCTATCTGGTACTATGACCCGGTCGCTAAGAAGAAGAGAAGATACTTTCCAGACTTTATCATATACTATAAGAGAAAAGATGATATAATGGTCACAGAAATGATTGAGATAAAACCTGCCTCACAAGTTAAGGGACCACCAAAGAACCCAAAGAGAAAGACAAAGGCATGGATGACAGCAGTTCAAACTTTTGTCACCAACAACGCGAAGTGGAAAGCGGCAGAAGAATATTGTGAAGACAGAGGTTGGAATTTCAGAATCGTGACTGAGAAAGAGTTAGGACTCACCCTATAAATAATAGCATCTACTACATTATATTTCGTAATGGCACTGCCTAAACAGATTAGACCAGAGTATAATACAACCATTCCAAGTTCAGGGAAAAAGATTAAGTATCAACCCTTCACAGTTAGAGAAGAGAAAGTCCTCATCCTCGCGGCAGAAAGTCAAGAGATGGATGAAATCTCTAATGCTGTTGCTAATGTTTTGAATAATTGTATCAGTCATCCAGTTGATTTCAAAATCGATGAGCTTGCCATCTTCGATATCGAATACTTGTTTCTAAAAGCAAGGTCGAAATCAGCAGGTGAAACCATCAAAGTTGTCATCCGTGACCCAGATGATGAGAGTTATTCGACAGAACACGAGATCGATATTGACAAAATTCGTGTCATCAAGACAAAGGACCATACAAATCTTATCGACTTAGCTGATGACATCAAAGTCAAGATGAAGTATCCTGGTCTTGAATTCTTTACAGAGGGTGTCAAGATTGACAACATTGGTGATAGTCTTGAGACCGTGGCTAAGTGTATCTCCTCTATTGTTGTAGGTGAAGAGGTATATAACTCTGCCGATATGACAAACGAAGAGGTGACTGAGTGGCTGGAGGGTATGACAACGGAACAATTCAAGAAACTGATGTCATTCTTCGAGACGATGCCCGCCATGAAGCACGAGATTAAGCTAAAGAACCCAAATACAGGTAAAGACTTTAGCGTTACATTGCAGGGGCTGGCTGATTTTTTCTAACAGGGATGCTTCATAATAACCTCATCAACTATTATGAACGCATCTTTGCCTTTAAACAATATCATAAGTGGAATATCTCAGAAATTGAGGACCTTCTTCCTTGGGAACTAGATGTTATGACTTCCCTTCTATCCAACTATCTGGAAACAATAGAGATGCAAAGGAAGCAAACAGCGTTGAATCAAGAAGCTATGAGATAACCCGATAAATAAACATAAAGATAGCTGATAATGGCTTCCAGTATTTTAAATCAAATTTACAAAGAGGCTGCTGTAACATCTAAGGGTGTGGTTCAGATGAACCGTACCCTTAATAAAGTTTATGACGATCAAGAGAAGTCAAATAAAAGACAAGATAAGTTTCTCGAAGACTTAGGAAACAGACAAAAGAGAGACGAGAGAGACGAGAAGAAGAGACAGAGTGATTTAAAGAAACTAATTGCTGGGGCTTCAGTAGGGTCGAGAGCAAAGAAGGATGAGAAGGAAGCATTTAACCTCGGTGATGGTAAAGGTCTACTCCCTGCCATTACTGGTGGTCTCACTCTAGCATTCAATCTCTTTAAGGGTCTTCTGATTGCTGGTCTTCTCAACAAACTAAGAGGTTTCTTTAAGTTACCTGGATTTGGTGGCGGTGGTAGAGGCGGTGGACTAAACACCCCTCCCACTAGTGGCGGCGGTAGAGGTGGTAATAGAGGTGGCGGTGGTAATAGAGGTGGCGGTGGTAATAGAGGTGGCGGTAGTAACGCACCCGAAGTAGATGCTGGACTTGGTCCCAAGACTAAACCAACTGCTCCTAAGGGTGGTGGCTCCAGGAGTCCCATAAAAACATCACCACTAGCATCAAATAATATAAGACCATCAGGAAGGGTATCGGTACCTATCAAGCCAACGATTCCCTGGTGGAAGAAGATGGCCAATGGTATCGGGGGATTCATTAAAGGAGCCAAAGGTTTCCTCGGTCGGTGGGCAGGTCCACTGATCACCTTCGCCATGATGGCGCCAGATATGAAGAAGATGTATGATGAGAAGAGATATAAAGACCTGACAAGATATGTCATCTCAGCACTCGCAGGATCTGCTACAGCTGGTATCGCAAGTTCAGCAGTGACTGGTCTGGCTGTCCTCGCCGGTATACCAACCGGCGGTGTTGGGGGTATTCCCGTATTCCTTACAGGAATGGCGGCTGCTATGACGGCAGGTAACTTCACTGCGGGGAAGGTTGATGAGTTACTCCTTAACATGGGTCTGGCTAATACGGACCAATCAACAGGAGAACTTCCCGACGAGATACCACAAATGGAAAACCCAGATGAGTTGGGTAATGTTGAATCAAATAAAGAAAAGTATGAGGGTGCCTACAAACATATACAATCACAAAAGAAACAAAAGGGTGGAGGTATCTTTGATGTACCAGGTCATGGACAAGGTGACCAAGTCCCTATGATGCTTCCTCCTGGTGCCTTTGTCCTCAACAGAGTGGCAGCACAGGAGATGTTTGCTCGTGGTGGTTCTCCATCAGGTGGGGTTCCCACACTACTGGAGCCCGGTGAGAAGGTGTTTATGCCCGGTGATCCACTGATGGATATGGCGATGTCATTTAACTCGTCATTCTCTCGTTTCCAAACAGGTGGTATGGTGGGACAACCAACCACTGATTCATCCAGTGAGAAAGCAACAGACAGAGGTGGAGATAAACTAGCAGGACTAGGTGGATCTTCGGCAGTTATTAGTGTTGGTAAGATGTTACAGGGTCAGGGTTTTACCGTCAAAGAACACCCCAACTTTGCTGGCAAGGAGTTTAATGACAAAGGCACAGCAAGAGTTGGTGGACACAGTAATAACAGTCTTCACTATAAGAATCTGGCGGTAGATGTTACCGACTGGAGAGAAGGTGCTTGGCAGGCAAGAACAGCACAACTTGCTGAGAGAATGTATCAACAGAGAGAAGCACTCAATCTGACTCAGATTATTCACGATCCTTGGGGTTCGTGGTTTGCTGGTGAATCATCTAAAGGTGGTGCTTATGGTGGTCACGATACTCACCTTCACCTTGGATTTGCTAGTGGTCCTGCATCAGACAAAGGTTATATTGGACCAGGTAATAGTGAAACACCAGGGTCACCCAAACAAGAAGGTGGTATGATGGGTGGACTCGGTGCCATTTTCTCACCAATCACTAGTGCCATCAGTGGTATTCTTGGTAATGATGGACCTGTTGGTAAAATATTCGGACAACTCACAGATCAAATGAATGGTCTGATGGGTAAGGTGATGGAGGAAGTGAATAGTCCAGAAGCAAAGGCTATGACTTCAAATTTGCAAGCAGAGATGAGTAAAATAACCTCAGCAATATCCGCCGAAATGGGTGGAAGTTCCCCCCAGGTTTCACCCACTGCACAGCCATCATCACAACACATGAAAGTTATCAGAGATGCAATGGACCCAGAGTCAAACGAAAGCCCCACTGTAGTTCAGGTCATCCCCTCTCAAGAAGAGACCCAACAAGCAACTGTTAGTGGTACCGCCAATCAAAACCTACCACCAGGTTTAAGTACCAGATGTTCTTCCTGGGCGTCGGCTGATTACAGGTATGACAGAAGCCTTAACTGTGAGACATTATGAACGCAGCTATAGCATCAGCATCCTTACTTGGATTTGGAGATAGGCCAGCATCGATTGCCTTTCAAGAGTTTGGGATAACTCTTAATAACATATACACCACACAGCAAAAACAACTGAAGGAAGAAACATATTCCCGTAAATCCGTCACA